CATCATCATTAACTCTTAATGCAACTGCAAACCCTGAACCTTCTACCGATTGTCTTACAAGTGGTTGTGTTGAACCACCATAAGTAGGTGTTCCATAAACGGCTGTTCCATAAACTGCAGCCACTTTTGATGAATCAAACGGATAAGCTGCAGGTCTTGGTGCATCACCACTTTCATAATCATATCTTAAAAATAAGTCTGCACTAATAGATGCTTCAGGTGCGTAGTTTAAGATAACCCTATGCATGTGTTTACGAACACCCGGATCGCCAAATGTTAAATCTGGACTTCTATATTTACCATCTATAGCTGTTCCGTTAAAATCATTACCCTTTTCTTGCCTATAAATATAACCATCAAAACCACCATGTAACGCTTTTACATCTCCTGTTTCTACAAATGTGTCTGTAGCTGATGGTCTTATGCCTTTTAATTTACTGAACTCGAAATTCTGTCCTTTTAATACACAGATTAAACCTTTTGTAGCCGACTCTGCACTTCCTGAACTGCTAAAAAATAATCTATATTGTGTTTTATCAGGTATAACAATGGACTCAAATAAATCAGAATCTTTTATATTATCATCTATCTCTGGCTGTACAGCACGACTAATTGTACCAATTTCAACGTCACCGATTCTCGCTGTACCTGCAACAGTACGTAATCCATCAGGTCCTAAAAAGATTAAATCACCTGCAAATTCTTGGATTGTATCTCCATTAACACAACCTATATCTCTTGTAACAGGTGTTATTGCAAAATCACTTGATGAACTTCCTGTCATTTTAAATATTCTATTTTCACAGAATATAAATAAATCACCACGAAAAGCCTTTAATCCTACAATAGTATCGTCAACTTTAACACTTCCTGCACCACTACCACTATTAAAGGCATCTTCATCATTAGGCTGACTAAAGACTACTTCTTGTGGGGTACTTGACATGCCTGCATAAAACATATGGTTTTTAAATGCAGTTACGTACTTAGCACCTTCTACACTTGATGCTGTAACATCTGTTGCTGATATAGATGTGTTAAATACTGTTGGGTCATTGCTTCCATCAACAACAATTAATTTATCGTTACCATCAAAATTAAATCGTTCAAAGTTATATTTATCTGCACTTGTTCTGCCTGTATCTTTTTCTGTCCAACTTTCAGATACTACATCATCGACAGCATGAGCCGCAGCCGTTGTACTTGAAGCAGCCCTTGTTACACCTGTGAATGTTGTAGACGATACACCTGTGTAAGTAAATATCTCTGAGTTAATCTGTAATGTTCCACTTGAACTAAATCCTGTTGTACTATCTACTGTTATTGTTCCTGAACCTGTCATACCTGTGCCTGAAGCTATGGCTGTTGCTAATTCAGTAGATGCTGAACTAAATATTTTTGTACCTCTTGCTGCAATAATCTTATTAGCAAACTGAGCAACCATTAATACCTTTTCAGTTGATGCAGATGTTTGAGGAACTATATGATTAACTTGTTTTCTAAATCCACTTATTCTTCTGTAACCACCATCAATATCGGGTTCAAAGTTTAGTAATTCTAATGCTTGTCCCGGTTCCATATTAAATGTTGGCTGATTTAAAACTAACCCACCTTGACATGAAAAACTAAAAGGTGAAGTTTGGGATTGATCAGGCATTACATGGCTCTTATATTTTTATCAAACACATTAGCATATCCTGAACGAGGTAAATAGGTAGAACGAACATACTCAAATCTATTAATTAATAAAGACTGCATATTTTTTATACCCTGTTCAAATCTTTCCATATTTAATTGATATTGTGCAGTTTCTCCACGATACTGATAAACAAAAGCTGTTGCCCCATCAATAATAACAGGAGCAAATCTATCAGGTATAGTTGTTGTATCATCATGGTCTGACATATCTGATGGATATGTATAATATTCAAATTTTACAGAATAGGCTTTACTTGGAAAAGGATATAGCAAATATCCATTATTAGGTGTTCGCACTACATATTGAGGAATACCACCCCCTGTAAATTGTGCGACTTGAACATCATCAGAATGCGATGCTGCAGTTGTTGAATTAGCACCTCTAGTACAACCTGTAAATGTTGTTGAAGAAGTACCTGTATAAGTTATTTGTTCATTTTCAATGTAAATTGTACCTGTAGAATCAAATCCTGTTGTACTATCTACTGTAACTGTTGTTGCTGAATCATTTAATGAACCATTTAAATTATTAGTAACAATATCATCTTCTTGGGTTATAAAACTATTAACATATTCGTTATAATCTAAAATAGCTAATCGACCACCACTTGATGAAAGATCAGAATCTTTTTTTAGTCTAAAGGTATTATAATCAAGAGTTTTTGTACTTGAAGGTAAACTATAACGAACAGTACCTGTTGTTAATGTTTTAGTTGTTGTAGTATTGTTAAATGGATAATTAAATTCTTTTTGATTAATATAACGAATAGCTTCATTAATAGCATGTTTACATTGAGTTTGAATACCTCTAGAATTACCAAAATTAGATGAGGTTAATTCAACTTCATTTAAACGTGCAATAACTTTATTAGTTAAGGTTAAATAAGATTCAGCCATGTATTAAAAACTTTCTATGTATTAAGAGAGTTTAGTCATTTCTAGTACAACCCAATAAAAGTCACCACTACTGTGACTAGCTGTTGTAAACATTATATCCCCTGTTGGAGATGATGCATTATTTCTTAATCCACCAAAATCACTAAAATCATAATAGCCATCACCGTCTTTAAGATGTATTGCTTCAACATCAGAAGAAGCATCCCAAAGAAGTTTGACAGACATACCACTATTATTAAACCAAATTTTATCTATTGTTACTTCAGTACAAGTAGCTGCAGAAGTATCTGAATGAGGTCCTCCTTGACCTGCTGTAAACGAACTTACATCTACCTTTTTAACTGCACTTTCTCCTGTACCATCACTTGTATTAGTAAACTTCATTACAAGTTTTGAAGGTGTATCCATTATTGTCTGACTTGTTACAGTATCAGCCATTTATTTCTCCCTATTATATCTTTGATATATTTATATGAGGATGGAATTTAATCCACCCTCACATATTAAGTTGTTAAGCGAGTTGATCTCTGTCAACTGTATCAGCTTTTCCTGATGCACCAACATCGTTACAGTCGATTACACAAGCATACACTCGTAATCTTCCTGTAGCTGGAGCCGCACCTGCAATTTTACAATCAATTGTATCTGTTGTAGATATGAATTGTGTAAATGTAGACGCTGCACCTGTGGTCACATCGTTTGACTGTCCGTTTGAACCTTCGGCACAGAACCCTGTTGAAGTGATGTCAGCACCATCAATGATGTCGTCACCTGCGGCAAAGTCCATGTCTAAAGTACAACTGGATGTAAACGCTTTCTCTACTTCAGCACCTGCAAATAGAACAAGTGTTCCTGCTGGAACTTCAAGAAGTTGGAAAATATCTCCATCTGATCCTGAATATCCTGCAGTTACCAATGCGTCAATATCCAAGTAAGCTTGAATCATACGCATTGCACCCATACCTGTTTGTGAAGGTAATGCTGCAATAGAATTAGAGGATACCCCTGTGGTATCGGATGATGTCATATCATAAGTAGCCATTAGTTATCCTCCTCTATATCTTAGATACATAGAAAGCACGAGTTAGTGCTTCAGGTCTAAGTATCTTTCGACCATACAAATGCATACCTCTGACAATATCGCCAAAAGAATCAGGGTCTCTATAAGACTCTGTTTTGTTGATTTGTTCAGCAGTTGCTACGGCAGAATTGTGTCCTGCACATATCACTCCATAGTGTGATGAACCAGTAGAAGTTGCTCCTGTTGGTCCATTTCCTACAGATGGTAAGTTATTAGATTGATACACTTTAAAGCCATGTATGTTATTGATAATCAATCCATTTTTGATTTGATTTGAATCAGTTACCCAATCCCCTTGCATTAAACGGGAATCTTCATCCTGAAGCAATTCAGCAAAAACAGGGTCAATTACCAACCAACGGCTGTCTTTATCAACAAACTGTTGGTCTAACTTACGTGACATACGAGCAATCACAGACATAGGTGATGCTGTTGCAGTTGTAGAATCAACAGCTTGTCCGTGTCCTCTTGGTACTACAACAATAGAATTGTTTGCTGTACCACCATTAAAGTCGTTAGCATCAACTAACATACTTCCAAGCAATTCGTTTGAACCAGCAGTAGAAACAGCTTTTGTACCTGAAACTGTGGTATTTGCTGTACCTGCAACTGAACTCAAGCTAGATTG